GGGTGGTGATAATTTTAAAAAGTTATATTATAATTCAGATGTTACTAAACGAAACAGAAATGGTCAAACTAATTCGGGTTTGTACTCTTTTTTTATTCCAATGGAGTGGAACTATGAAGGTTTTATTGACGAATACGGGATACCTGTATTTGAAAATCCTAAGGAAGAAGTATATGGTCCTCATAACGATCTCATTGATACGGGAGTTATTTCACACTGGCAAAATGAAGCGGATGGGTTAAAAAATGATCAAGATGCTTTAAACGAATATTATAGACAGTTTCCAAGAACTGAAGAACATGCTTTCAGAGATGAAACTAAAAACAGTATATTTAACTTAGTAAAAATATACGAGCAAATTGATTATAATGAAATGCAAGCAAAACCTATAAAAGGTAGTTTTGTATGGGAAAATGGTATTAAAGATACAAACGTTAGATTTTATCCAGACGAAACAGGTAGGTTTAATTTATCATGGGTACCACCAGTAAGCTTGCAAAATAGATATATATTAAAAAATGGTAAAAAACTACCAGCTAATGAACACATAGGTGCTTTTGGCTGTGATAGTTATGATATATCAGGTACTGTTGACAATAAAGGTTCTAAAGGTGCTTTACATGGCTTAACTAAGTTTAGCATGGAAGACGCACCACCAAATACATTTTTTTTAGAATATATTGCAAGACCTGATACAGCTGAAATGTTTTTTGAAGACGTATTAATGGCAATAGTATTTTATGGCATGCCAATACTCGCGGAAAACAATAAACCTAGACTTTTATATTATTTAAAACGTAGAGGTTACAGAGGTTATTCAATGAATAGACCTGATCGATTATGGAATAAATTATCAACAGCTGAAAAAGAGATAGGTGGTATACCTAACTCAAGCGAAGATATTAAACAAGCTCATGCTGCTGCAATAGAAAGTTACATACAACAGCATGTAGGTTTAACACAAGAAGGACAATATGGTAATATATCATTTAATACAACTTTAAATGATTGGGCTAGATTTGATATTAATAATAGAACAAAGTTTGATGCTACTATTAGTTCAGGTTTAGCAATTATGGCTTGTAATAAAAATTTATACAGGCCTAGTCCTAAAAGAGAAAACTCAACAATTAATTTTGGTTTTTCCAAATATAACAATAAAGGTATGTTATCAAAAATAGTAACTAATGATTAAAACAAAAGCAAAAAAATCTAGTTTTCCTAGCCAGGCAGTGCCTGACGCTGAGAAGTCTAGCCCTGAATATGGCAAAGCGGTTGCTAACGCTATAGAACAAGAGTGGTTTAAGAGCGACCGTGGAACTGATCGCTATTATGATACTCAACAAAAATACCACGAGCTGAGACTATATGCTAGAGGTGAACAGTCAATACAAAAATACAAAGATGAATTATCTATTAACGGTGATTTATCATATCTTAATTTAGACTGGAAACCTGTGCCTATTATACCTAAATTTGTAGATATTGTTGTTAATGGAATACAAGAAAGAACTTATGATATAAAAGCATTTTCAATTGATCCTGTTGCTGCGCAAGACAGAACTGATTATATAAAAGATATGCAAGAAGATATGAAGTTTAAATCATTTAAACTTAATGTTCAAGCTCAAACAGGTATAAATTCTTTTAAAAATAATCCTGAAGAATTACCTCAAAGTGATGAAGAGCTTTCTGTACACATGCAATTAAACTATAAACAATCAATTGAAATAGCAGAAGAAGAAGCATTAGACAATGTAATGTCTCTTAATAAATACGATTTTATAAAGAAAAGACTTGATTATGATTTAGCTGTTATTGGTATTGGTTGTCTTAAAAACTCTTTTAATAAAGCTGAAGGAATTAAAATAGAATATGTTGATCCTGCTAATATAGTTTATTCTTATAGTGATGATCCGTACTTTGAAGATTTATATTATGTTGGTGAAGTAAAAAGAGTATTAATAAAAGATCTTATTAAGCAATATCCTGAGTTAACAGAGGAGCAAATAAAAGAATTAGAGGATAAATACGAAAATCAACAAAATGATAAATACGTATATTATCCAGAAGATGCTAGTGATAAAGCATATATAAACGTGTTGTATTTTGAGTACAAAACTTTTAATAGACAAGTGTTTAAAATAAAAGAAATGGCATCTGGTGCTGACAAAGCTTTACAAAAAGATGATACATTTGATCCACCAAAAGACGCAAGAGCAAGATTTGAAAAAGTAGACAGGGCTATAGAGGTTTTATATAGTGGTGTAAAAATATTAAACCACGATATAATGTTAGACTGGAAAAAATGTGAAAACATGACAAGACCTAAGTCTGATATTACTAAAGTAGGTATGAGTTATAACATAGTTGCACCTCGTATGTATAAAGGTAGACCTGAGTCTTTAGTTAGTCGTATGATGACATTTGCTGACATGATACAACTTACTCATTTAAAATTACAACAAGTAATGTCAAGAGTAGTTCCTGATGGTGTATTTTTAGACGCTGATGGTTTAGCTGAAATAGATCTAGGCAACGGTACTAACTATAATCCACAAGAAGCTTTAAATATGTATTTCCAAACTGGTAGTGTTATTGGTAGATCAATGACGCAAGACGGTGACTTTAACAATGGTCGTATGCCGATACAAGAGTTACAGTCTTCTGGTGGTAATGCTAAAATTAGCGCTTTAATACAGTCTTATAATTATTATCTACAAATGATGAGAGATGTAACTGGCTTAAATGAAGCTAGAGATGGTAGTATGCCTGATAAAAATTCATTAGTTGGTTTACAAAAACTAGCCGCAGCAAATAGCAACACAGCTACTAGACACATATTACAAGCTGGTCTTTATATAACATTAAAAACAGCTGAAGCTATATCACTTAGAATATCTGATGTAATAGAATATTCTAGATCTAGAAATCAATTTGTTTTATCATTAGGTAGGTTCAATGTTGGTACATTAGATCAGGTTAGAGAATTACATTTACATGACTTTGGTATATTTTTAGAGTTAGCGCCTGATGATGAAGAAAAACAAAGATTAGAAAATAATATACAAATGGCTCTTCAACAACAACAAATAAATTTAGAAGACGCTATTGATATTAGAGAAGTTAGAAACTTAAAATTAGCTAATCAAGTTTTAAAATTAAGAAAAAGAATGAAGGTTGAGCAAGATCAAGCTATAGCGCAACAAAATATACAAGCTCAAGCTCAAGCTAATGCTGACGCAGCAGAAAGAGCCGCTCAAGCAGAAGCTCAAAAAAATCAAGTAATCACTGAGCAAAAAGTTCAATTAGCTCAAGCTGAGTCCGGTTTTGAAACAGCTAAAATGGAAAGAGAAGCTGAAATTAAAAAAGAACTTATGGAACATGAGTTTAATTTAAATATGAGATTAAAAGACATGGAATCACAAGTGATTAAAGATAAAGAGAAATATAAAGAAGATCGTAAAGATGAAAGAACTAGAATACAAGCTAGTCAACAATCTGAGTTAATCGATCAAAGAAAAAAAGATCTACCAGCTAAAAAGTTTGAGTCTGCGGGCTTTGACAACTTAGGTGGATTTGATTTAGAACAATTTGAACCAAGATAAATAATAAATTATGCCAAGATTACACAACGACTTTCCAGGTAACATAGCTGGATCAGTATTTTCAAAAGGTGGAGATGTAATAGTACCACCAGACCAGCATATTTTTGTAGCTATTACAACATTAGCTGCTACTACATTTAGTAATACTACTGGATTAGTCGCTGAAGAAGCTACTAGATATGCTAACACAGAAGACGCTGCTGGTGACGCCGCTTCAGGATCTGAAACTTATAATGAAGGATCTGGTGGTGAAGAAGTAGTAGTAGGTGATAGTTTTCCAGCAGGTATTGACATATTTGGTCAGTATACCAAAATAAATGTTAACTCTGGAAGTATCATAGCGTATTACGCAAGAAAATAATATTTTTTAAACAATTATATAATATCTTATTATGGAAAATGAAAAACAACAAGAAGAGGTTGTAGAGACAAAAGTGACTGAAGATGTTAAGTCTGAAGAAACTAAAGTTGAAACACCCTCAAATAAAAACGAAGACGGAGATTACAAAGTAGATCTTAGTAAGCCTGCGCCTGGACCCGCTAAAGAAAAAGTGGAAGAACCTGTAGCTGAAGAAAAAGTAGAAGAAAAACCTGAACAACAGGAAGAGTCTATTATTCAAGAAGTAACAGAAGAAGAAGAAGTAGAAGAAACAAACGATATTGTTGACGAGGTTTACAAACAAGAAAGTGATTTACTTGTTAAAGAAGACCAAAAGCAACAAACTCCAGAAGTGGAACTACCAGAAAATGTTCAAGAACTCGTGAAGTTTATGAATGAGACTGGTGGAACGTTAGAGGATTATGTTCGCCTCAACGCGGATTACTCAAATGTAGATGACGAAGCACTCTTGCGAGAGTATTACAAGTCTACAAAACCTCATTTGTCTTCAGAAGAAGTTAATTTTATGTTAGAAGATAATTTTAGCTATGATGAAGAAACAGATGAACCAAGGGACATAAAACGTAAAAAGCTTGCTCATAAAGAAGCGGTTGCACAAGCAAGAAACCATTTAGATGGTCTGAAAGCACAATACTATCAAGAGGTCAAGTTGGGCTCAAGATTAGCTCCAGAACAACAAAAGGCTATTGACTTTTTCAACCGTTATAATAAAGAACAAGCTCAGGTTAGTGAACTTACAGCAAAGCAACAAAAACACTTTAATCAACAAACTGATCAAGTTTTTAATGAGAACTTCAAAGGTTTTGATTTTCAAGTTGGAGACAAAAAGTATCGTTACAACGTTAAAGATGCGCAACAAACAAGAGATGCTCAGTCTGACGTGCTAAATGTTTTTAGCAAGTATATTGATCAAAATAATATGCTACAAGACGCTAAGGGTTATCATAAATCTTTATTTGCTGCGCGAAACGCTGACGCTTTGGCTAATCATTTTTACCAACAAGGAAAAGCAGATGCTATTAAACAATTAACTTCTGAAGCAAAAAATATAAATGTTGATGGAAGAAAAACGTCTGATGGTGTTGTTAAAGTTGGTGGTAATAAATTTAAAGTTATAAGCGGCGACACTAGTTCTAGCCGAAAATTTAAGTTGAAAGACTATTAAAACAAAGTTAAAAATTAAAAATTAATAAATAATGGCAACAGTAAGTTTTGCCGGACCGGCGTCCGGCTCAGTAATCTCTCCTGCTTACCAAAAGATGGCATTAAATACTAACTACCTAGATATTCAAAATGACGGGTGGGCTAAACAGTATTTGCCAGAATTATACGAGCAGGAAGTAGATAGATATGGAAACAGAACAATTTCTGGTTTCTTATCAATGTTAAGTGCTGAAATGCCTCTACAGTCTGATCAAGTTATTTGGTCTGAACAAGGTAGATTGCATTTAGCATACGAAGGTCAAATCAACCCAGCAACTGGTTTAGTTGATCAAATTAAAAACATCGACACAGGAGCAACAGAAGCACACGCAATTAGAAAAGGTGCAACTGTAGTTTGTACAGTAGCAGGTGTTGTATTTAAGGCCTATGTTAATCAGGGTATCGAATCTAGCACTACAGCTTATGCTAATGGTGAGCAGTTAGATATTTTCCCTTATGCTGCTAAAAACGTAGAAAACGTTTCAGCAACTATCGGAAGTACTGATAATCAAGTGATTAAGTTCTTTGTATACGGATCTGAATTCGGAAAAGGAACTGACACTATGCAAAAGTCTCTTGAGCCTAAGTTCTTAACTTTCACAAACAGACCAATGATCATCAAAGATCACTTTGAAATCAATGGTTCTGACACTGCTCAGATCGGTTGGATCGAAGTAGCTGGTGAAAGCGGACAAGGTGGATACTTATGGTATCTTAAATCTTCTGGAGATACAAGAGTAAGATTTAATGACTACATGGAAATGACAATGGTTGAAGCTGAAAAAGTTAATACTTCTGGTACAGACTCTGAAGACTCTCAACTTCATGACACTTATGGTGATATTGAAGGTTCTGAAGGTTTATTCTCAGCTGTTGAAAACAGAGGTATTGTAGCTACTAACTTAGTTGATAACGCGACTGACGCATTAGCAGATTTCGATTTATTATTAGCTGAGCTAGATAAGCAAGGTGCTATTGAAGAAAACATGTTATATCTTAACAGAGCTTCAAACTTAATCTTTGATGATATGTTAGGTCAAATTAATGCTAACTATGATGGTGGTACATCTTTCGGTGTATTTGAAAACTCATCTGATATGGCATTAAACCTAGGATTCTCTGGATTTAGAAGAGGTTCTTATGACTTCTACAAAACTGATTGGAAATACTTAAACGACTTCTCTACAAGAGGATTAGTTGGTGGTATCAAAGGTATTATGATACCAGCTGGTACTTCTTCAGTATATGATCAGCAAGTAGGATCTAATGTAAGAAGACCTTTCTTACACGTTAGATATAGAGCAGGTCAAGCAGATGATAGAAAATTAAAGTCTTGGGTGACTGGATCAGTTGGTGGACCAACTAGTTCAAACATCGACAAGATGGAGATTAACTATCTATCAGAAAGATGTTTAGTAGTACAAGCTGCAAACAACTTCGTATTACTTAAGTAATACTTTATATTAAAGAGTTGGGTGCTTCGGCACCCAGCCCTTTATTTTATTAACTTTTATTATATTATATCATGGAAAAGAAAACTAAAAAAAAGGCTGTAGTTGAACAGCCATTACCAGAGCCAACAGCTTCAAAAGGACAAAGTTGGGAGGTAAAAGACAGGTTATATGAGCTTCAAACAACAGCTATACCACCTGTTTATATATTAAGATCAAGACAATTATTTTATTTTGACGAAGACAAAGGTTATGAAAGAGAAATAAAATATTGTAGAAATCAAAACACAGTATTCGTTGACGAAATGAAAGGACCTCAAAGATTAGGTCATATCGTATTTAGAAATGGACAATTGTTTGTAGAAAAAGAACAACGAACACTACAAGAGTTTTTATCAAAATATCATCCAGAGTCAGGTAAAACATACATGGAACATAACGCTGAAGCAATAGCTGAAAGTGACATAGATTACCTAGAAATGGAATTAGAAGCTTTAAACGCTGCTGCGTCAATGGATATTGATAAAGCAGAAGCAATATTAAGAACAGACATTGGAAATAGAGTGTCTCAGATGACTTCTAAGGAACTTAGACGTGACTTAATGGTATTTGCTAGGAATAATGCAAAATTGTTCTTAGATCTTGCGAATGATGAAGACATAAGTATTAGAAATACGGGTATTAGAGCTGTTGAAGCTGGCATAATAAAATTATCCAATGACAACAGACATTTTAAATGGGGAACAAATGATAGAAAATTATTTGATGTACCATTTGATGAAAACCCATATTCAGCGCTAGCATCTTGGTTTAAAACCGATGAAGGTGTTGATGTTTTCAAACAAGTTGAAAAACGATTAAAATAATAATCATTTATAGAGGTGGTCATCTCTATAGGTGACCACTTACTATAAAAAAGAAATTATGGCAATAAACATAAATAAAGTATATAAATCAGTCTTGTCAATATTAAACAAAGAACAAAGAGGTTATCTAACACCATCTGAATATAATAATTTAGCAAGACAAGCACAGCTTGAATTATTAGACAAACTGTTTTATGACTATAATAAATTCTTGAATATTGAAAAAGCTGGTAGAGTAAACGATGCTTTGGCTGATATACCTACAAAAATACAAGAACAAATAGATCCGTTTTATGCCTCAAGTGATATTACACTTACAAATGGAGTTGGTACTCTACCAACAGATGTATATAAGGTTATTGATATAACAATATCAAACGAAACTATTGAAGTTGAAAAAATAGATAAAAACAGACTACCTTATTTAAAATCCTCACCATTAACAAAACCATCAAGTTCATTTCCTGTTTATTATCAGAGAGCTACAGATATTGTAGTTGAACCTATAAGAACAGATTATTTAGCAGGAACTACAACTAATTTAGGTAATCCAAATATTAAATATATAAAAGTACCAGCAGATCCTAGATGGGGTTATACTACAAACTCTACATATGGTACTCAAACATATGATGCTACTGCTTATGTAGCTCAAACAGATACTCAAGGGTCAACAGATTTTACACTGCATCCATCACAAGAAACAGAATTAATAATAAGCATCTTAGCATATACAGGATTTATAATTAAAGATCCTAACGTGGTTCAACAAGCTGTATCACTAAATCAAGGTGCTCAAATGGCTAAACAACAACAATAATGGGATTATTAGGAACAACAACAGCAAAACAGTACTACAATAGTAGTCAGGAATTTACGGCAACAGCAAACCAGACTGTATTTCAATTAACAGTAGCTAGTTTACCTTCTTCTACGTCTGACTTTATAGTTTTTGTCGATGGTACTGAAGTAAATCCTAGTACATACTCATATAGTTCACCTAATATAACATTTACAAGTGGTCAAACAGCTGGAGCTAAAGTAAAAGTAAAACTTATTGATAGAGAACTTGGTGATTATAGATATATAAAATTAAAAGATATAGTTAACAACTTTGTTATAGCTTATGTTGGTAATGGTAAATTAGTACCACACGCTAATAGATCTGAAGTTTTATTTCATGCAAAAAGAGGTATACAAGAGTTCGCTTATGATATATCAAGACTAGAAAAAATACAAGAAGTTGATGTTCCACCTACGTTAAAAATACCTATGCCACAAGATTATGTAAGTTATATCGGTATACATTGGGTTGATACACACGGTGTTGAACACCCAGTATTTCCCGCAAAGTTTACATCAAGGCCTAGTGAATCTATAGCGCAAGATGGTGATGGTAATTATTTATTTGATGAAAACGAAGGTATATTAGAAGTAACACCAGGTATTACTGTTGATAACTTTAATGCAAACTTTAATTCAGATGTATTTGACGGAACTGTTTCAAATGATGATTACTTTTTATACACACATTATATAGCTAATAGATTATCTTCTTTTTCGGGTAGATATGGTGCAGATCCTGAATTAACAAACATGAACGGTTATTTTACTATTGATGAAGTTGGAGGTCACTTTGGTTTTGATTCATCAATGAGTGGTAGAACTATAACTATAAAATACGTGTCAGATGGTTTAGCTACAGATGCTGAAATGAAAGTACATAAAATGGCAGAAGATGCTTTATATAAATATGTATTATTTAACATGTTATCTACGAGAGCTAATGTTCCAGAATATATTGTTAATAGATATAGAAAAGAAAGAAGAGCAGCTATGCGTAATGCTAAACTTAGATTATCTAATTTAAATATAAAAGAACTTACTCAAACTATGAGAGGTAAGTCAAAACAAATTAAACACTAATACATGCCGAAGATAAAAAATATTTTTACTAAAGCTCGTATGAATAAAGACCTGGACGAGAGGCTTGTCCCAGGTGGTGAATACAGAGAAGCTCAAAATATATCTATAGCTACAAGTGAAGATTCAGACGTTGGTGCTATTGAAAATATTAGAGGTAACAAAAAAGTAACTTCACAAGCTACAACTGATAGTGATGGTAATTCTATTGTTACTATAGGATCTTATGTAGATGTATCTAATGATAGAATATTTTGGTTTGTAACTTCATTTACTAGTAATTCACCAAATGCTGATATTAAGCAAATGCAAAAAGCTAGTGGTAATGATATTTGTAAAGTTATAATGAAAGAAGGTAACAACGCTGAAGAAGTTTTAGCTTCAGGTTTGTACTTAAATTTTTCAACTACACATCATATTACAGGTGTAAACACTATAGGTAATTATTTATATTTTACAGACAACTACAATCAACCAAGAGTTATAGATGTAGATTTAGCTAGAAACGATACAACCTATTATACTACTTACGGTCAAGAAGAAAAAATATCAGTTGCAAAAGTAGCACCATATTTAGCACCGATGTTAAATAAGCCAAACACTATTGCTTTATCTCAAGGAGCAAATAGTGGTTTTACAATAACTGCAGCGGGTAGCGGTTATTCTACAGGTAATGATATTGTAACTACAGGTGGAACAGGTACTGGTTTAAAGGTAAACATAACAGCTGTTAACGCTGGTGCTGTAACAACAGTTACAATATCTGCAGATGACATAGGTTATGGTTATAGCGTAAATGATGTAATAACAATAACAGGTGGTGGTGGTAACGCTACAATAAAATTAAATGATTATCCTAACACAGCTGATGGTCAAACATTAATTACATCAGATCCAACATCTGCTACAGGTGTTAAATCTGACTACATGCAAGAAAGATTTATTAGATTTGCATATAGATATAAGTACATGGACGGTACATATTCTATAATATCACCGTTTACGCAACCTGTATTTAAACCTTTAAATGCTGGTACACTACAATTTAATCAAGGCACAAATGCTTCTGCTTTTACATTTGAGCCAGTAGTATCTGTATCTTCACAAGATGTTGTTGAGAGAGGTATTGTTCCTATAATGCAAAACGCTTATGATAAAGTTATTATGCGTATACCTTTACCAAGTATAACAGATGAATTTGTTGCCACAGAGTTTGAAACTGATAGTGGTAATGTTGATGTAGTAAACAATGGTTACAATAATGATAAAGGTTTAAGAATAAAAGAAGTAGAAATATTATTAAAAGAGTCAAATGGTATAGCACTTAAATTAGTAGATAGTATAGATATAACCGCTGCTAACAATGAATCAACAACGCCTTTTAGTAATTATACAGTAACACCAAAAACTGGTACTACTTATTATAGAACAGCTATAGAGTACACATATAAAGCAAAAGAACCATTTAAAGTTTTACCGGAAAAACAATTAATAAGAGTTTCTGATGATGTTCCTGTTAGAGCAAAAGCTCAAGAAATAGTTGGTAATAGAATAGTTTACGGAAACATAACATCTGGTTATGATATACCAAACGATGAAGCTGGTAATAAAGGTATAAGTTTCTTTATATCTAGTGACAACAAAGGTAATATTGAAAAAGGTATTACATCAGGTCATTTGTATTATAATACACAATCACACAGGTTTCATACTGTAAAACAAAGAAGAACATATCAAGCAGGTGTAGTATTATGTGACAAGTATGGTAGAATGTCACCTGTAATACCATCAACTTACAAAACTGATGATTTATCTGACACGCATACGGTAGTAGCAGAAACTGATTCATACGAGAATAACACAGATGGTAGCTGGGAAAATACATTTAAAACATACGGTAAAGCTTTAAATATAGATTTTCAAGATTCAAGAGTGGTAGACACAAATAAAACACACTCAACTAGTAGTCCAATAGGTTGGTACTCTTGGAAAGTTGTAATAAAACAAACAGAGCAAGACTACTATAATGTTTATACAGCTCACCCAATGAACAACTGGACAATTGATGGTCATAGTGTAACAACAAATCCAAATGGCCATGCTGATGATCAAGATCAAGTTATTGCTGGTAAATATGATACAACATCATTGTCAAGATCATGGTTTAGTTTAACAGGTGACAATATAAACAAAGTACCTAGATCTGTAAAAGATATTGATGAGTTTAAAGATGGTGTAGCTGGTTCAGAAGTGCAATTATATCCTAAAGTTGTACAAATAAATGATAATATTGGATCTTCTTTTAACTCTAAAATGGGTGTTGATGGTCAAGAGTATATTGATGTTATGAGTATTGGCGATGCTAAGTCACAAGGTTTATTTAGTAAGTCAAATGCTAAAAATGGTCCTTATGCTGACGGTGCTTTAGTACCCAGAAACTTACAAGATAAAGATAGAGTGTATGCGTTTATACAAGACTTTGAAAAAAATCCAACAGTAGCTGAAATACCAAACCTAGATAATGAAAAAGTAAACGTAAGGGGTGAATTTCAAAGTAATGACGGCACAATGGCTGTTCTTAGATCAGCTGATAATTTACAAAGTGATTCACCATTTGGTTACCCAAACACAAAAGATAAAGGTTTAACTGTTTTTGAAACAAAACCTTTTGAGTCAAATTTAGATATATACTACGAAACAGCAACGTGTGGTTTAGTAGCTGATTTAAATGATCAGTGTGACGCTGCGTCTTCTGGTCCAACAAATATAAGAATAACAAATACAGCTGTAAAAGAAAGTTATTCAGCAGCTTTAACAGCTAATTTTCCAGAAGAGTTTGATTACTCAAATAATAGTAAATTACAAAAACAAATAGGTGAATTAACAGCAACACCAGATTCAGGAAGTATATCTAACTTTCAGATTATGGCTGTTACTAATAACGATGGTACCGATGGTATTGATACAGGTAAATTTGCTATTGATCAAGAAGATGATATTACAGTAGTTAAACACTCTGCTAAACAGTCTACAGCAAGCGCTGCTAATGCTGTTGATTTAACAAGCACTGGAACATTAGTTAGATTTAAGCACACAGAGTTACTAGCAATATCTTCAGAAGACGTATCTATTATTTCACCAATAGCTGAAGCATCGGCAATAAGCTCAATAGCAAACACTGGCGCTGGTTTTTATAAAATATGGTTTTATGATAATCACTCAACAAACATAGCTACTCAAAGACAAGTTGTTGTTCAAGTAGATGCTAGTCATAATATAGTAGCTATAACCAACGAACAAGCTGGAGCATCAGGTAATATTGATCCAAGATACATGTTGAAAGTAGGACATCAGTTTGCTTTTAACAATAATAGCTCAGATGATTTTGAAATTAAAATTAGAGCGATACAAAGTAACAACGCTTCATCATTACAAGATATTACAGTTAGTGTAACAAATAGCAATCCAGTTGGAACTAACGCTAACGGATTTATAGATAATCAAAGTACTTATAATAGTGGTGGTGGTAAAGGCAGTTATACAGTAGGTAATATATCAGCTGTTAATGGATCTGCTAACTCAGCATTAAATCAAACTGGTATGACAGCCGCGTTAAGTGGAACTAATGCTAGTATGTTTACTATAGCTGAAATACCTGGTACAGCCGGTACGTTTAGAATAAGAACAAGTAATACATTTACATTTGCAGGTTTCTTTGGTTCTACACCAGCTGCTAGTAAACAAATAACTGTAACATTTACAGATAATGGAGGTTTAACAAACGCAGCAACATTTACGATATTTTCAAGAGTATCAACAGCTATAGATGGTCATCACTCTACAGGAGATGCTTGTAGTATAAAATATAGTCAACCAGCTACAACTTACTATGTTAAAAATGGTAGTGGTTCAACACCTAGTCAAAGTGGTGGTGTAAACGCTGGTAATATAATATATTCAGATAAATTATTAAATAACGCTGTAGCAACAGGAACATTTACAGTTTCTGGTCTAAATCCTAGACACGCTGTAACAAGTGGTGTTGTAGCAGCGAGTACATATGATTGTCCAATAGCATAAAATTAAAACATGGGAGCAGTAATAGAATTAGCATTTTCAAACGCCATAATAATACAAGGTGGTAGAAGCGGAAACGGAACAACCGAAGCGCCAGGTAGGTATCATATTGAAGAAAATAGGATAAAAGGTGAGTATAATGGTGTTGCTATGGATATTGGTGCAAAAGCTCATATAACAGACGAAGAATACAAAAGTAAAGTAAGAAAAAACGCTATGATACATAGTGGTATATTTAATGATAGAACAACTGTTAATGAGTTAAACCAGTTTCCATCAGGACAGTCAATAACAAGAGCTGTTGATATAAATAATGGTAGTATACAAAAACTACATGCTGAAGATACTAATTTAAATATATTTCAAGAAAACAAAGTTAATAGAGCGTTAATAGATAAAGACGCTATATTTACAGCTGAAGGACAACCAATAACAGCATCAGGTGCTAATGTTATAGGTCAAATAACACCTTACGCTGGTAAGTATGGTATTGGCACAAACCCTGAAAGTTTTGCATACTTTGGTAACAGAAAATACTTTGCAGATAAACAAAGAGGTGTTATATGTAGATTATCAACAGATGGTATAACTCCTATATCAGATGCTGGCATGAAAGACTGGTTTAAAGATAACCTAAAAGTGTGTGATACTATATATGGAGCGTTTGATGAACAAAAGAAACAATATGTTATAACCTTAGAAGGAACTGATATTGATGGTGGTTTATCAGCAAGTAGTTTAACAGCGACAGCTGATATAACAACTTACGGAACATTGTCTTTTGATGAAAGAGCTGGTGGTTGGGTTAGTTTTTACACATATAAAGCAACACACGGTGTAAGTTTAAAAAATGAGTTTTATACATATTATTTATCAAACTTATATAGACAGCATGATGAAGATACAGCAAGAGCTAATTTTTACGATGCAACATATAACGATCCATCATATGTTAAGTTTTTATTTAACATGGAGCCATCACGAGTTAAAACGTTTTTAACTCTTGATTACGAAGGAACTACTGGTTGGGGTATGACTAATTTCTCAACAGGTGGTTACGCTGTTTACGGAGCTACGGGTAGCTATGATGACGTAAACACAGCATATGAAATACCTAAAGAAGGTACAACAATAGGAACAGGTGAAACTGTAGGATTTATTAAAAAAGAAAACTTCTACTACAGTGAATTAAGAAACAAAGCAACTGACTTTTATCAAGACAATAGTTTCTTTCAAACATCTGGTTTAAAAGGATATTTTTCAAACATAACAATGCAGTACTGGGAACCTGAAGAAAGTTCCAATGCTTCAAAAGCTGAATTATTTTCAGTTAATGGAGAAGTTACTGTTTAATAAAATTATTATAATATGAGCATGGCTTTAATAGGAGCTGCTACTAATATAGTAGGTGGCTTAATACAAGGTTTCGGCGCTAAAGACAAGGCTAGAGCAGCACAGAGAAGATATAGAAAAGCTGAACAAGCTTTCAATAACTTAAAAAGACAAAGACAAGATTTAAGCGATCTTGGTGCTTTAGCTAGAGATAGATCTGGTGATATAACAAACCCGTTTGCAAATATCGGTGTTGCAACACAAGCTGCAGAGTTTCAAGCAGAAGAAGCTGATGTAGCTTTAGCAAATACATTAGATACTCTTAGAGCTACAGGTGCTGGTGCAGGTGGAGCTACAGCTTTAGCACAAGCTGCATTAAGAAGTAAAAGAGATATTGGTGCTAGTATTGAAAAACAAGAAATACAAAATCAAGTATTAAGAGCTCAAGGTCAAGCAAAAGCTGAAGTAGCAAGAGCACAAATAGGAGCTCAAGCAGATGCTTTAAAAATAAGAGGTAGATCATTTACGCAGCAAATGAGAGAAGCTAGGCAGTTTAGAGATGAAGATAGAGCAGCTGCGTTATTAGATCAATCTAGAGCTCAAATGATGCAAGCTAGAGAAGCTTCTCAAGCTGGTTTTGCTAGTGCATTAGGTAGTTTAGGTGGTATTGCATTAGGTGGTTTAGTTGGTGGTAAAGGATCATTAGCTAAGGCATTTGGTTTAGGTGGTAACACAACACCTGATTTAACTAGCACTCAAGTTGATTTAGGTTTTGACCCTGGTAATGTTGGTACTAACACATCGGGAAGAACATCATTTTTTAGTGATAGACGACTTAAAAAAGATATTAAGTTTTTAAAACTTTCACCTAGTGGTTTAAAAATATATTCATTTAAATACATAAACGGAAATAAAACTTATCAAGGTGTAATGTCTGATGAAATACCACAATCAGCTGTTAAAAAAGATATAGATGGTTTCGATTTAGTAGATTACTCACAACTAGACGTAGAGTTTAAACAAATATAATTATGAGTTATAGAAATCCAAGATTTTACAAAGAAGATTACACGTTAATAAACAGAAGCTTTCAAGCTGCTTTTAAAGATGCGTATAAAGGCGCACAAGACTTTTATGACAAAATAGAAGCAGAGCAAAAAGAATATGAATCAGATGTTCAAGTAAGATCTGATTTAATGAAACAAAATATTGCTAATTTAAAAGATTTAGCAGCTGGCACTCAAGCTGAAATATTAAAAACAGTAAATCAATTTTATGACGAAGCAACAAGAGTTGACACTGGTGATAAAGATAGCCTAGGATTTTTTGCTAAAAATCTTGATCAAGAAAGAAGATCTAAAACAGATTTAGATTTAGCTGCGCAAAATTTTACAGCTGCAGCACAGCCTTTAAATGCTCTATTTGGCATGTTAAATGACTTAGATGAAAAAGGTGGTTTAAACAAAAGCTCTGATACATATTTAGAATTTGCAGCTGTTGTTCAAGCTGCTAGAAATGGTTTTAAAGGAAACTTAGAAAATCCAGAGCAGTTTAAATTTTCAAAAACAGGTACTAATGACTTTGACATGAACATTAGAATAGAAAATCCAAAGTGGCGTGAAGGTGATGATCCGTCTAAAAAATATATCGATGTTGATTCTAAGATGTTGGCTACATATATAGGCAATAATAATCCACAGCTTAAAGCTAGATATGATGAGGCTTACAGTGGTAAAGACGGTGTATTAGAAAGTTTAAAAGGTGAGTATACAAGTAGAATGAATCAAATATATGCAGATGGTAATGTGCCTAGAAACTCTAAAGGATTTGCTATAACACCTGAAGATTTTTTAAAAAATGATGTAAGAGAATATGTAAACGTTGTTAAGGGTGATGGTAGTGACGAAACAATGATTACAGACATATTTAACAATAGTGTTGATTTTGGAACAGCTAAAAGGTTTAACATGCTTACTAAGTTTGGAGCTAAAAATTCTTTTCTAAAAACTTTAGTAACATTTGTAGATGAAGAAGATGATGATGTTGTAAAAAAAGAAATTGTAGCTGATTTGTTAGAAACAAAACATAACGATACTACTTTAAATAGATCTTTATTATTAAAGTTAGGTATAAAAAAAGAAGATATTCCAGCAACTATTAAAGGATTAAATGATCTTAAAAACGAAATGGTTGCTGAAAAACTATATGATGAAATATATAGTGATGGTTTAACTAGTAAGTACAGAAGAGAAACCGCACCTGAAGAAGATGATGATGACACAGCTGATGGCACTATTAAATTAAGTAGCGGTAAAGATGTAGACAAAGGTCTTTATAATGAATTAAAAGCTATATACTTAGAAGGTTTTAAACCACATGATAAGTTAAATAAAAATACACCTATCGATCAACTTCAAGAGGTAACAGAAGAAGATATAGAAGATATTAAAAAATTAGATTCTACTCTTTTTGCTCAAGCTGATAGTGGTAGAGAAAAAAGATGGTCACTTACAAAAGTTGTAACACTTGGACTATTAGGTGATCAAACACCTGAGGACTATATAAATAATGTTATACAAAAGGCTAAAAATAAAGAAGAATTAAACAAGGAAGAACAAATAATTCTTGATCAGTATAGAAAATATAAACAAAGAGATACTTTTATAGAGTACCCTGATTTATCTCAATACTTACCTCACGTAAAGACAATACAGTTTGATCCTGTAGATAAAGTATTTAATATTGAGTATGGTAAAGATGTTGATCCTGTTAGAGATAAGTTACCAAAGGCTATACCAATGTTAGAAAAAGATGAAAAAGGTAATTACATTCAAGGTAAAGGTTCTGAGTATGGATTTAATACACTTGTGAGTGTTTTAACATATGGTATTACAACGCCTAGTAAAATATCTATGGTAAAAGAAATAATGAGAAGTTTTATGGATGGTAACGAACCTGATGTTGAGGCGTTTGATTTTAACTTTGGCGGTGGTTCAAACACTTCAACAGAAACAGACCCAGTAGACGAGCTTATAAATTCAATTGATTAATTATGTGGGAATTTAACGGTAAGCAGTTCACAAACGAACAATTACAGTTAGCCGCAGACAAAGCAAACTTATCATTTGATGAGCTTGTAAGTAAATTGCGAGAAAAAGGTTTAACCGAAGTAAAGGTTGATAGAATAGGTAGTGATATGCAAGAAGAAGAGGGTAGTTTTTTTGAAGAAATAAATCCAATTAATTTAGCTAAAAAATTTGGAAGAGGAGTATTACAAGTTGGAAGTTCATTGAGTCAACTACCAGCATTTATAAACAGAGGTAAATTTGTTGCTCGTATGGAGCGTTTACCTGATGATAATAAATTAAAAAAATATTACAATAGCTTAGACCCTGAAAAACAAGACGAGTTTATACAAAAGTATGAAGCTGCAATGTCTATTGGTGCTCCTGGAGCTCAAAGTATTACTAGATTTGGTCAAGAAGGACTAGATTTATCTGAAAATTTACAAGGTGAAATTGATAAATTAAACGAGTCTTTACCTCAATATGAAAAATCTTTATCAGAAGCTTATATAGCAGCGGCTAAAGGTGATATAACAGCGGTACCCGAAGCTGCGTCAAGAACAATATCTGAGTTTGTTGGCGCTATACCGTCTGTTTTACAAGCAATGGTCCCTGGTGTAGGTATACCATCAGTAATAGGTGGTAGCGCTGCGCAATCAAGTACAGAAGCAATAAAAGAAGGTAAAAAAGTTGATCTTAATAATTTAATATATTCTAGTACTGTTGGTATGGCAGAAGGTGCTTTAGAAACAGTAACTAGAGGTATTGGTAAAAGTGTATTTAAAAACTTAAAAGGTCAAGGCACGGAAGTTGTAGAAAGAAGATTAAGAGATATATTTTTAAGAATAGGTAAAGACTACGGTAAAGAAGGTTTATCTGAAGGTACGTCAGCTGCTATAAGTAAAGCAGCTAGAGCTGTTTACATAGGTGATGCTAATACTTTTGACGAAGTGTTTAATTCAGTATTTGATGATTATGAAATACTAGACAATATACTTATAGGTGGTGCCGTTGGTGGTAAACTTAGAGCTGGTGGTGAAATAGGTATTGGTGTTAAAAGAAAAAGTGTAAGAAAAACATTAGATAACACAAATGTAAATGATGTTAACTCTGCTTTTTTAAATGACAATATAAATCAAGATGTAATAGATATAGCTAGAAATCAAAACTCTGGCATGGTTTTAGAATCTGAATTACAGTCAAAAGTAAACAATGGAGAAATGACTGTAGAAGAGCGTGATAGAATAAAAAAGAACTTTAGCGATACACAATCAGCTGTAACGTTAGCTGATAACCTAAACATTGGCAAAGATTTAATACAAGAAACTGTAACGTTATTAAAAGAAAGAAACGCTTTAGCTGGTAAAATAGAATTAGCTGGTGCTAATAAAGCTATAGTCGATGCTGAAATAAATAGATTAAAAGAAGTTGATGCTAGACTAGCTAAAATAAGTTCTGATAATCAATTAAATCTTACAACAGAAAAAGTTACTGACATAGTTAGTGGACTTGATAAAATAAATATAGAAATAGCAGAAAATCAAGATGCTGCAGATAAAATTGCTAAAGACAAAAACCTAGAAAAGAAAGCATCGTCACAACAAGGATTTATACTTCAAGACCTTGAATCAGGTGAACAAACAATCGTTATAAATAAAGAGATCGCTGCAGAAGATGCAGCAGTAAATGTAGCTGCTCATGAGTTATTACACGGTGTTTTATTTAATACTGTTGGTAAAAACCCAGAAGCAGCTGAAGTTTTATCAGAAGCACTTAAAGTTGAAATAAACAAAATAGATACTGATATATTAAAAGACAGTGATTTTAAAAATAGACTAGATGCTTATAAAAACGATCCAACAGCGATACAAGCTGAAGAAACGTTAACATTGTTTGCTGACGCTGTAGCTAACGGTGAAATTAAATATAACGAAACTGTATTTACTAAAATAGGTGATATAGTTAGAAGAATATTACAGCAAGCAGGTTTGTCTGATATAAAGTTTAATACTTCAAGAGATGTATTTAATTTTATAAAAGATTATAATAATAGTATTGTAAAAGGTCAGTTAACAAAAGCGCAAACAAAACTAACACAAGAAGCTGCTACAGGTGCTCTAATATCTGACACACAAGCAGATCAAACAACTCAAATAAGAGAATCAAAAAGCGCGTTAGATGCTATTAATAATATTATACCTAGCAATATAAAAACTAAAGAGCAGTTTCAGTCTGATCCTAAAGTATTTGGTGATGCTTTTGCTGCTACAGAGCCAAACGGTGTTATAAGTAACTATGTTAAATCTAGATCAACTAGTGTTGAGCAAGCTAACGCTACTATAAGAAATATACAAAGTAGATTAATGAACTTTGATCCAGCGTTTAATAAAACGTTTGGTGAGTTTGTTTTTGCTAATACTAATTTTGCTAAGTTAGATGCTAATAAAGAACTAGCTATAGAGTCAGCTAGAAGAGCTGTAGAAACTAGAATAGATCAGTCTACTAAACAAATAGCTGATGCACAAACAGAAACACCAACAACACAAGCAAGAGTGTCACGTAAACTCAATGTATTAAAGTTAGATAAAGTAAATGAAGCTGATCTAGTTAAAGCTGTAAAAGTAAAAGAAGGTGATACATTTAAAGAAGTTATAAATAATAATACTGGTGAAATAGGTAGTAAAATATTTAACATACCAGCTAATAAAATAACAGATGGCACAAAGAACTTAACATACGCTAAGAAAATAACAGATGGTATACCTGAAAACTCTGAAGCTGGTAATATACAGGAGTTTTTTAGAGTTGGTCAAAACGCTGATAAGTTTATAAAACTATTACCTGAAGAAAACGTTAGTGAAACAGACGCTGATATTAATGAATTAGGTGAAAACATAGATGTTGATAGAAATGTAAGTGGTTTATCTATAGGTATGAAAGGTAAAGTACTTAATTATTTTTACAACAAAACAAATAGAAGATCAAAAGGTTTAACATCACAACCAACTATATGGGAATTAAAACCTGAGTTTAGAAACCCAACTGTAGAGACAATAAACAAACTAAAAGATGATTTAGGTATTACACCACCAGGTCAACTAAATAACTATAATAGAGATATTGGTCAGTTATTAAAAGGTGTAGCTAAAACATACGCACAACAAGCTAGTTTATCATCAGCACAAAGAGTTTTAGAAGGTCAAACTAAAACAGCTAAAGATCCTGCAGCAGTTAAAAAGCAAACGGCTAATATAACAGCTGCACAAAAAACTAGAGTTGTATACAGTAAAAGAATAAAAAATGCTTTTAATGTATTTATGAAAGATCAGTCATTTAAGAAAAACCCGACTGAGTTTGCCGCAGAAAATAAAAACTGGATTAAAATAATTGAAGCTGTTTTACCTAAAGGTGTTAATGCTCTAAACATGAAAACACCAGAAGGTAGACAAGAATATAGAAATTTTTTATCAACTATAGCACCAAAATACTTACCTGAAAGTTTTTTAAAAAAATCAACTGGAACTTTTACTGGTACTACTACAAAACTACCTGATGGAACTAGAACTTACAAAGGTAATTATGCTTTTTTAAAAGCTCAAGAAGTTAAGGATAATTTAAGTAGCGTTGAAACTTATGCTAAACCTGATGCTGATATTGAAGCTGCTATTAAAAAAGAAGATTACACTAATATAGAAAAGAAGCTAAATACAGATAAATTTAATCAAGACCAAGAAGCAAGTATTAGAGGTTTAAAAAAGATATTTAAAGCTTTTGAAAAAATGATAGCTGATGACAAAGCTAATGCTAGGTTTGTAGGTGCAATGTTACAATCAACAGGATCTTTTCAAGGTCATTTTATTAGAACTTCTGCACCTGTAAGATTTTACGCAAAAAATACTTTTGGCAAAATAGTACAAGAACACACGTTGCCAGCTAGTATAACAGCTAAGTATTTATTTACTAGTGCTGCGGGTGGTACAATAGATCAAGACTTTGGTAATATAAGTAAAAATTATTTTCAAGGTGCTTTACCTAAAATAAACGACGATGCTTTAGTAGGTTTTAAACCAAACGGTAAGCCTTATAACTATAAGGAAAACACACCTGAAGGTTGGAAATTAACAGATAATATATGGGCTAGATATTTTAATGAAAATGTAAACAGCATAGATCCTTCAAACATTATTTTAGCAAATGGTAATAATATAGTACAAGAGTTTGGTATTGATGCTAAAGGTTTTGCTACAAACCAAAACATAGAAACTAGTAAATCTAAAGCTTTTGTAAAAAATCAAACTAAATACAGTAAATCAACAAACAACGATGGTTTAGTAAATGATTTAAATAACTACGATAAAGCATTGCGTAACGCTAAAAATTTAAATGCTCCTAAAAAAGGTATTAGTGTGTTTGATTTTGACGATACGTTAGCTACTAGCAAAAGTAAAATAATAGTAACTATAGATGGAAAAACTAAAAAAATAACACCAGCTGAATTTGCTAAACAACATAGTAAACTAGAACAACAAGGTGCTGAATTTGATTTTAGTGAGTTTAATAAAGTTATTGGTGGTAAACCTGGACCATTAGCTGCTAAGCTTAAAAAAGCTATAGATAAGTTTGGTAATAAAGACGTATATGTATTAACAGCTAGACCACAAGCATCTGCGCAAGCTATATACGACTTTTTAAAAGGTATAGGATTAGAAGTACCGTTAGAAAATATAACTGGTTTAGAAGACGGATCACCACAAGCAAAAGCAAACTGGGTTATTGGTAAAGCAGCTAACGGTTATAATGATTTTTATTTTACTGATGATGTATATAAAAATGTTAAAGCTGTACAAGACGCGCTTGAAGTATTAGATGTAAAATCTAAATCAAGATTAGCATACGAAAGTAGAATACAAAAGCTAGATAGAGACTTTAACGATATTATAGAAGCTAAAACAGGTATTGGAGCAGACAAAGTGTATAGCAAAGCAAAAGCAAAAGCAGTTGGATCAAGCAAAGGTAGATTTACATTTTTTATACCGCCATCAGCTGAAGATTTTGTAGGATTACTTTACAATACGTTAGCTAAAGGTAAACTTGGTGATAACCAAATGGCTTGGTATAAAAAGAATTTATTAGATCCGTATGCGACAGCTATGGGTAATATATCAAGAGAGCGTACATCTTTGATGAATGATTACAAAGCGTTGAAGAATCAACTAGAAGTAGTACCTAAAAACTTACAAAAGAAAATACCAGGTGAACCTTATACAAACGAGCAAGCTGTAAGAGTTTATATATGGAACAAGCAAGGTATGCCAATACCTGGGTTGAGTAAAGCTGATTTAAAATTATTAACAGATCATGTTGAAAGTAAACCTGTTTATAAAGCTTTTGGTGATCAGTTAATAGCTATCAATAAAGATGATGGTTATTCTGCTCCAAAAAGCAGTTGGTTAGCAGGTACTGTCACTACTGATTTAATGGATAACTTAGGTACTACAAAAAGAGCTAAACATTTAGCAGAGTGGCAAAGAAATGTAGATGTTATATTCTCTGAAAAGAATTTAAATAAAATGGAAGCTGCGTTTGGCTTAGCACATAGACAAGCTTTAGAAGGTATACTTGAACGTATGAGAACTGGTAGAAACAGAAGTTTCCAAGGTGATTCATTAACTGGTAAAGTAACAGACTGGTTAACTAATAGTATTGGTACTATTATGTTCTTTAACACAAGATCTGCGTTACTACAAACAATATCTTCTGTTAACTTTATTAATTTTAAAGATAATAATATATTCGCTGCTGGTAAAGCTTTTGCTAATCAACCACAGTATTGGAAAGACTTTATGACATTAATGAACTCTGAGTTTTTAGTTGATAGACGTAGAGGTTTACAAATAAACGTTAATGAAGCAGATATTGCTAACATGGCAAGAGAAGGTGGTCCAAGAGGTGTTATAAGTAAATTATTAGAATTTGGATTTTTACCTACACAAATAGCTGATAGTTTTGCTATTGCTTCAGGTGGTGCAAGTTTTTACAGAAATAGAATAAATAGATTAAAGAAACAAGGTCTAGACCAAAAAGCCGCAGAGATACAAGCTATGAAAGATTTTAGAGAAATAGCTGAAGAGTCACAGCAGTCTAGTAGACCTGATAGAATATCTGCTCAACAAGCTGGACCATTAGGTAGAATAATACTAGCATTTGGTAATACACCAATGCAGTATGCTAGATTAATAAAGAAAGCTGCTTCAGATCTTAAAAATAGAAGAGGTGACTGGAAAACTAATACTTCTAAAATAATTTATTACGCAGCTGTACAAAACTTAATATTTAACGCATTGCAACAAGCTATATTTGCAATTAGCTTTGGTGATGTTGAAGAAGAAGATGAACAAGAAAAGTATCAAAACATTGCAAATGGTATGGCTGATTCATTATTAAGAGGTGTTGGTATTGCTGGTGCGTTTGTATCAGTAGGTAAAAACGCTATAATAAGAATAATGAACGAGTCAGAAAAACCTAATCCAAAGTATGAAAAAATAGGTTATGAACTAACTAGAATATCACCACCTGTATCATCTAAGCTATCAAAGATAAATCAAGCTGCTAGATCGTTACAATGGGAAAAGGAAGAAATGATGGAAAAAGGTTTTTCTATAGATAACCCAGCATTATTAGCAGGCGCAAATGTTATATCAGCAACAACTAATTTACCACTTGATAGATTAGTTAAGAAAACAAACAATGTTGTAAACGCTACATCAGATGATTTAGAAACATGGGAAAGACTAGCTTTATTAGGTGGTTGGCAAGACTGGGAAATAGGTATTGATGATAATAAAGACAAAAAGAAAAAGAAAAAGAAAACGTCGACAACAGGAAAAAGAGAGAGAATTTTTTAAATTATTAGCGAAAACAAGTGATTACTTAAACTATAACAACTTTACTACAGATGAAACAAATTTTAACAATATTAGCATTATTTATAAGCTTTAATTCAATAGCTCAAGAAGAAAAGAAAAACTTTTTCAAAGAAGTTTATAAAGATTTTTTAAAGTACGGAACTTTTTATGCTGCCGGTAACATAGGTAATGCAAAAGAAGAACAACCTAAATATTTTATACGTACAAATCCTGATGATTTCTACGCAATACCAGATGTTGTAGATCAAACAATATATCACCCGTTTGATTATAGATATGGTTTTGGTATACGTAAATTAGCTAGATTTGGTTATGAGATAAAACCTGGTAATTTCTGGACTGGTAATAACAAAATAGAAAAACAAGTAGCTTTATCAGCACCTACATCAGCTGTTCAAGGTTTAGAATACATGCTACATTGGGAAAAAGAAAGAAGAAACGGTAACGAGTTTGATAATAAAAGATTATTTATAAGACATACTGGCGATTATCATATAGCTAAGTTTGAAGCTAGAGAAGCTGGTAATGTTGGTTTTCAATATACATCTGGTGAATTAAGAGCCAGGTTACCTATTGGTAAGAAATTTAGTATATCTGCTGGCGCAATATACAGAACACATCAACGTCCTTACGGTTATAATCCGGTAGAAATATGGTTAAA